TACTAACTTCAATTCAAATTCAACTTTACCTAATATAATCTCTGTAATATCTTTTCCTTGGCAGTTATTACCAAAATAGAATTTATCACAAAGTTCTTCTAGAAAATTAATATAGTTACCAGAAGTTATATTATCCTTATTATTAAATAACCAACGCAATACAGCATACAACCAGTTTTTATAAATACGAGATGGGTTAGAGACATGGAACATTGAAAGTAACATTATTGCATTTTTTGTTTGTTCATCTGCATCTATATCATTTGATTCTTCACTATCACTACCAAAAGTATTTTTATAGTAATAGCTACTTGAATTACCTTTTACAATTTTCCATAAAGACCAATGTTCATCTTCTGAACGTAGAGTGCTTGATTTAATCACGTATTTATCAAATAAATATCTACAAGATAACAGAACATCTATAAACTTAATCACCTTTTCTTTATTCCATTGGTCACCAAAATCATTTAACAGCTCTTTTTCGTCTAATGGAACATTTTGAAATTTTGTTGTAGCTAATATGTTATTTTTATTTTCTATTATATATTCAAGTTCATCATTCATTAAAATATCAATATTTTTTATTGCTTTACCATTATTTAAAAAATTACTTATACCAGGAATATATATTTTATAATCAGCTACATTTGGATTTTCTATTATATCTATTTGATTTTTATTCTTTTTAAAATACAAAGTTTTGTTTTCGTTATTTATCCAGAAATTAGTTATATAATTTTTGTTATTTATTAATTCAAACTTATATTCTTTTATATTAGTATAAGTTATAGTGCAATTATTTCTAGAAAATAAAAAATTATTTTTAATTTCATAACCAGAATCAACATAAAAATCTTTTACTCCATTTAAATCAAATTTTTCACCAACTTTTAATTTTCTTTTTATTGAATTAAACAAAAATTCTTTTTTATTCCAATTAAATAAATTTTGAAAACAAATAGAATTGTTTTTTATAGAAGCTATATCGAAAGTTTCATTATTCTCTTTATTTAAAAAATATTCAATATTACTTTTGCTAGAATAAATTTTATTAAAATCTTTTTTTATTTTTTGTTGTTTATAAGGATAACTATCTGTTACAGTTATTTCAAAATCATAGTTTTTTGGAAAATCAAACGAAACTAACTGAAATTTTAATTGATAAAAATAAAATACATCATTATTAGATATTGTTATTTTATCTAAGATTTTATAAATATCATTTTCTTTTCTTAATAAAATAACTGAATTTCCAGTTATATTAATTTTATAATTTCCATTTTCCATTTTATAAGTAAAATTACCAGTTATATTGAAAAAATTATCTGTGTGATTTATATGAAAGTCTGGATTTAATTTGAAAATATTTTTTTCTTTATCATTTATATTATCATAATGGTTTTTTATTATAAAATAATTAGTTCCACCATTAAATGTGTTATCAAATTTATTTTTAAAAATATTCAGAAACATTTCTTTTTCATATGTAGAAATTTTTCTATTTTTTATTTTAAAATTATTTAATCCTAAAAAATTAAGATAGTTATATATATTATTATATTCGACTTGAATTTCTTCTAAAAAATAATTTTTATATTGCTTCATTTCTCCATGATGATTAAAATAAATAAATTCGTTATCTATAAAATAATATTTTTTATATAATTTTATTTGTTTTATTTTATCATTTAATAAATAAATTTCATTTCCATCTATAAAAAGTATTTCTTTATAAAACTTATCAGTATCATCTTGTATTAAAATATTAAAAAATAATTCTCTTATTTGAAAATGTGAATTTTCTTCATTATATTTAAGAAATTCTTTAGCTAAATGAGTTTTTGCTAAATATTGTTTGTTTTTATATTTATATAAAATATAAACAAACAATTGACTATCTATTTTAATATCTTGAATTTTTAAATTGTATACATTAAAAAAATATTCAGTTTTTCTAGTTTCGTTATTATATAAAACTAAAAATGAATTTTCATAAAAATATTTAAATTCTTTATCTTTAATTTTGATTATTTCTGGAAATAAATCTTCAAAATTTTTTATATATTTTACTTCATTTTCTCCGCCAGCGTAATTGTATTCTGAAAAAGGATAATTTTCTTTCTTGATTTCTTTGTAACTAAATTTTTTTAATGCTTTTATCATTTGTTCTTCATTTTTACATTTAATCAAAATATCATTTTCAGAATCTTTAAACAACAAATCTTCTGAAATAATTTTAATTTTATTTAGAGTATCAGATTCATTACTTGTAAATGTAGAAAATAATTCTTTTACTACACTGTGTTTATTATCTATTCCATTAGTTATTCCATTGAAAAAAATTTCTGTTATGATATTTGCCATTAACTCACACTTCCAAATGAAATTATATTTTCATCTTTTATTTTTAATTCATTCTCAAGTATTTTTGAATAAATAAAATCTTGATAATTATTCTTATAAAAAAATTGGTATTCTATTTCGATTAAGTCGTAATTTAATTGTGTTTGAGGCTTATTTGAAAAAAATTTTTTTAATTCAACTATAAAATCTGTTTTACTAAAAATTATATTATTATTTTCTACAAAAACTGAATTAAAATAATTCTTCATATATTCTTCTAATTCTTTTATTATTTCTTCATTATATGCAACATAATAGATTTGTTCTTTTATGTTTTTTATATTAAACATATATAAATTTGGATTAACTAACTCTACAATAGAGTTTTTATAATAGTCAACTAAATGCTTATTAGAATTTATTATTTCATCTATTTTAGATAATTCTTTTGGATAAATTATAATTTCAGTCACATTATCATTTTCTTTAATTTTAATATTTTTTATTCTTTCATCTTTTAATAATTCAAATTTTATCTTTTCTTTATTATTATATCCATAAGACTGTAAAATATTTTTAGCTCTTTCTAAAAATTCAAAATCTGTTTCTTGTTCAACATTATTAATATTAAAGCCTAAAAAAATTAAATTTGAAGAAATATCTTTTATATTACCAGAATCAACAGAAACATAATTTTCATCAAATATAATAAAACCATTATTTCCTATAATTTGTTTTACTATTTCTTGTTTAGATATTTTTTGAACAATTAAAAATTCTTTTTCATTACCTATAGAAGTGTTTTTAATATTTTTATAACTATTGTTATCTATATTTATTACACAACCTTCTTTTACGATAAAAGAATTGTTATTTGTATTAAACTTTAAAACTAATGTATATAACTCATCATTGTTATTTTTTTTTCTAATTATATTGAAAAATGATAAAAATCTATCTAAATCTTTACCTTTTAAATTCTCAAAAATTACTCCATCTAATAATTTTTCATATTCTTTTTTAAAAGAAACATTAACTTCAAATAAACTTTTTAAAATATCATAATCAAAACTAGAATTATCTATTTTAAAACCAAGTTTTTCAGATATTTTTTCTAAAAAAATATTAAAATTTCCATTTTCTATATTATACATTTTTACCCCTTAACCAATTATAATTTCTTTGTGTAAAAGCAATTTATTTTGTTCTTTTTCTTTTTTATAAAAAATTATATTTAAAGAACTTTTATTGTTAGTAAAATGAAAATTAATTGAATTTAATAAATTTTGATAGTTTTGAAAAATATCATTTATTTTTTTTTGAATTATTTCTCTGATTTCAGAGTCAGAGAAGTTATTTCTTTTATATAAAATAAAATTCTTCTCTAACCATTTTTTATGAATAAAATGAGTTAACAATAAAGTCCTTGAAATTCTATAATCAGTTTCCATTTTATCAGACATAACAAAATCTGAAAAATATTTACCATTATCTATATCTAAATCCCCATCTTCGTTAATTGAAAATAACATTATTAATCACCTTTATTTTCTTTCTTGTAATAATTAACAATCCATTTATTTTTTTCAAATCCATTTAAAATTGCTAATTTAACCATCTTCTTTCTTTTACTAGATTCGTTCCTATTTTTATGAAGAGCTTCATCTATTTTTTTAAACTTATAAATTACACCTTTAATAATTGCTATTACTTTAGCAACATTAGAAAACATTAATTTAGAAGGCATTGAAAAAGCTGGTGTAAAAAGAGTAGACGGTATGTTTACCATTTTTTGAATTTGATCTGTTAAAAGTCCATCTACTTTTTTAAAAAATTCCCATTGATTATAATTTTCTTCTTTTTTTTCAATAATAGTATTTGAACTTTTACTTTTTATATTTCCATTAACCTCTATATCTCCATTAAATTTAAATTTAGCCATTTAAACCACCTGTTTCTGTAAATAATATACTTGCTAACATTTTATTTATAAAAAATCCTATACTTTTACCAGATTCCAATTCAAAATAGATTAAAGAAAATTTAGCAACTAATTCTGTATCATTATACTTGATAGGAGTTTGCGCAATCATAACTATATCTAATATAGAATTCTTTTTTTCCTTAAAATATTCATTTATTCTTATATTTTCATATCTTTCAGTTTTTCTTTCATCTAAATCTTTTCTTTTATTTTTTATTTCTTCTATTTTTTTAGCAAAAGCAAAATTCATATTTATTTTAGCTGAACTTTTATCCATACCAGCTATAAAATCAGTAATATTTTCATTATCTATAAATTTCCCATTTTTAAAAATTTTTTCATTTTTTAAATATGCTATTCCACCAAATAAAAAGTTTTCACTTTTTAAATCTTTTATAATACCAAATTTAATATTTTTATTCATTTAACACCTATCTTTTAAATCCAATATAAATTGGAATATGATCACTAACCATTCTTTTATTTTCAACTGGATAATTATAAGTAGAAGCATAGAAATAATTAGACATTTCTCCATCTATTAAATTTTTTGAAACAACTATATTATCAAAAGCATTTTTTAATTCACCTTTTGTATCTATTGTAGTAGCTTCACTTAATTTTACATATAGAGATTCTTTATATGCTTCTGGAAGAACATAATAATAATTATTTAGAACACTATCACCTATATGTTTTCTAATTCCTCTTTCTCCAAAGTTAAATAATTGCAAATTGCAGTCACCCATAAGTATAGTAGCAACATTTCCTTTACTTTCATTTAATCTTTGTTGCATAGTTTTTAATATATTACTAATAAATTTTCTTCTAACACTAATATCATCAACATCATAGTCAGAAGCACCATAAAAATTATGAAACCAAAAAATATGTAATTTTGAAACTGGCATATTTAATTCAGAAATATCAATTATTGTTTCTATAAAATTTCTTTCTCTTGGCTCTGTTTTTAAATTTCCATTACTATCTTTACTTATTACTACTTTTTCAACAACTCCACTTTTATGTAATTTAGAAATTTTATTTTTATTTTTTGAAAAAATAACTCCATATTCTGAACCATGATGATTTGTAAATAATGGACCTAAAATTTCACTACTATTATTTTCTGGTTCTATATTTTTAATGTAATTTTTATATGTATAATCAGAAATTAATTTTGTTCCATTAACTTCCTTATTAAAACCATCATATATTTCAACCATTAAAGTCATATCAAATGTTTCAGTTATATAATTTTTAACTGTTTTTTCTTTAAATAATAAATTTTTTGTTGCTTTATCTTTATCTTTTATAGGAAAGTTATTGTTTAAATTATCTGTACTTTGTAATTGAGTGTTGAAAAAAGCTACTGTAAAATCAAACTTCCTACCAAGATTATTTGAAGTAATACTACCATATGGGCTATAAGGAGTTGTTTTAAATTCATTTCTATCTACATCTATTTCTCCTATGATACCTTCATCAGAATGTTTTTGAGTTACTCCAAACATAGGTTTTAATAAATTACTTAATCCAAAAGTTAATGTTTCTGCAACGGTATCTGCTAAAAAAACAACAGCTTTAACCATAGTTTTTCCAAAACTTCTCAAAGCATTTCTTATTTTTATAGAAAAGAAATTTGAAAAATATTTAAAGATACCTTCTTGATAATAAGCATTTTGATATCCAAAAGCTTTTTCTAAATTATCTGGTATTTGCATTATACCTTTTTTTAACATTGGGTAAAATCTTATAGGAATAATTGATGGTGTAAAAGTTAATCTACTTCTTTCTGTTGCAATATCTCCGATATTACTCATTCCTTTTCCATCTTCAAAAAAAACATATCTAAAATTAGTATACTTTTCAGAATGTGTTATATATTTCATATAATAAGCAAAAACTTTATTAACGATATAACTATCAGATTCATCTAAACCACCAGCTATATTTTCCTTAAAAGATTCCATTAATTTATAAGAAATATCGTTACTATAAGTATCAACAACAGGATCTCTTATTTCAAAAGAAGCACAAACTTTTAAAATAGTTATTAAACCTCTTGTATCTAAAATATGTTCAAAAGACATTATTTTAAATATTCCTTGTAAAGAAGCTGTTTCATCTATTAAAGTAATTAAATCACCTATTTGAATATCTTTATTATAAAGAATAGTAATAGTTCCTTGATATGTCAATTCAAGTTCTTTAATTAGCTGAGTAGCCATATAATCTCCTTGTATTAGGAAATTATCTTTTGTTATTTCTTCTCCAATACCATTCAAGACATTTTGTATTGGTTTTTCTATAATATCATTTGTAACACTACTATTAACAACACTCAATATTATTTTATCTTCTTTATCTTCATCATCACTGGTAACAGTAGAAACAGAATTAGCAGTATTATTTATTTTTATATCGTGAGAAATTAAATTTATTTTACTAATAGCAAAATGATTTTCGCTAAATTTTCTTGAACCATTTCTAAAAAGATTTTTTTCAAAATTAGAAAATATACCTTGTTCTTCATTATTTTTATTTTCTTCTGGTTTGAAATCATAAGCTACATCAATATATTTTTCTTGAATAGAGTGATTAAAAGCATCGCTAAACAATCTTAATGGGTTTGAAGTGTTATTCTTGCTTTCTATTTTTTTTTTATTGATTGAAGTTGTTTCTAAATCATTATTTTCATCATCATTATTTTTATTAATTTTATTTAGCAAATCATTAAAAACTGAATTATTTTTCCATTTATATTTTATTGTATTGTAAAATAAATGAGAACGACACAACAATAGTGTTTCATAATCTGCATTTTCTCTAACATCCCATGCAGAAGTTAAAACTAAATTTTCATAAAAATTCATAACTTCTGGAAAGGTATTATTTGTAAATTTCATTTTTAATTTAACATCAGAGCCATCAGCTATAAAATTATTACTCACCAAATGCCTTGAAACAACAACATCATTTTCATTTTGAATATCTGGTTTAGAATCAGAATTATTATGAACTTTATACGAAATTATATTTCTGTTTGGAAAAAACGGAATATTAGGATCGAAATCTCTATTTTCTATAATATTAGACATTATTAAATGCACTCCTTATCAATTCAATATTTTTATTAGCTCTTTTTTTATCTTGTTTGTAATAGTTAGAATTCTTTATAGCATCTATAGCTTCTTCTAAATTTCCTTTTGAAATATTATCAATAAAATCTGTTGTTTGAGCCAAACTATAAAACCAACCTTGATAATTCATATCAACTAAAGCTATTTTTATATTATTATCCAATTTATCCCAATTATTTTTAAAATATTTTTGAGGAACTCTTGAATAGACTTTTATAGCTTTATCTAAAATTTCATCAGCTTTTTCATTACTCATATATTCTTTTCTAACAAAGTATTTTTGATAATCTTCCTCTGAAAATATTTCTCTGTTAAGTCCAGCACCTCTTTTTAAAAATCCATAACCTATTGATTGAGAATCTTTATCTTTATATAGATTATGTTCGAAACCTTCGTTTGAAATGATATGTTTTTTTAACTTATCTTCATATTCTTTATCTGTTGTTTTTGTTATACTTGTTTTTTGTTGATTATTATTTTCTTTATTATTTAGATTGCCAGAAATACTATCATTAAAAATACTAATATAATAAGGATTACTTGTACTAAAAAATAATGTTGGGTCTAAATAATAAAATAAATCATTAGATGATTTTTCTAAAGCTAACGGTTTTCTATCTGTTCCTTTAGACTTTATTTGTTCATATATTTGTTTTGCCATTGGATGTTTTTTATAAAGCATTACTTGGAAATGCAAGTGTTTTCCTTGACTAGCCCCAGTATCTCCAACTCTTCCTATTATATCTCCCTTGTAAACTTCAGAATCGTTTTTTAATGAACTCTTATTTTGCATATGAGCATACATAGTAGCAAATAATCCACCAGTATGTAGTATTATTAAATAATAACCAGCACCTTTATCTTGATAAGCATTTGTAAAAACTTTACCATTAGCTACACAATAAATAAAATTAGTTCTTCCTTTTTGCATTAATGGACTGTTTTTATAATCAATACCAACATGTCTTCTTGTTCCATTACTTCTTGGAGAACCAAAACTTCCATAGGCTGTTTGATCAGAAAGATAATCAAGAGGTTGTCTTATATAATTAGAAGAATAATTATTAGGATTATATTCAAATGGTTTTTCGTTGTTAATTTTGTTAGTATTTTTATTTTTTAAATATATATCAAGCATAGTATTTTTATTAGTTCCGTCTTGTTCTATATATCCGTAAGTTTCATAATCTATATCAATAGGATATATATTTTTCAAAGAATTACCTATACTAGCAACATTTTCAATTTCTTCAGCATTCATAAAAGTTCCAAAAGCTTTTGTTAAATTTTCTTTGTTAGCTAGAGTTAAAGCTAACATATTTGTATCTCTACTTAAACTGGTTTCTTTAAATTGGTTAGAAAAATACTTAGAAATATTATCTTTTAATTGTGACATCATCAAAATTGTCGCAACTGAAAAAGAACTAGTACCTATTTGAAAATAAGTTTGATAAAGTCTAGAATTAAACGCTTCAAATAAATATCCATTAGGATTATTTATTCCAGATAATTTATTAATTACCAATTGCCAATATTGATTTTTTTCATGCTTATCATCTGATAAATTAGCACCAGAAAATGAGTTAGCTTCTTCTATTTCTGACATTGTTAATGGTTTATTTTCTGGTTTCTTAGCTGTATTGTTAATTTCTTTATTAGATTCTTCTTCTTTAATATCATGGGCCAAAATTGTTTCATTGTTTAAATCTAAATTATATGGAATTACATTATGAAGTGAAGAAGCAAAATCAACGCAAGTAATAACAGTTGTATTCCCTACTTCTTGAGAACTAGCAATCATACCATTAAATACAGAATAAGAGTCATCAAATGTATACCCTAACATTATTCTTATTTCATTACCAGGTTTTATAATATATGATTTTATAGTTCCTTCTTCCATAGTTTTAACAGAAAAAGCACCATCTCCAAAATTAAAAGTATTTTTGTTAGGAGTTGATATATTTATAATTGCAGTTTTAATTTTAGTTTTTGGATTTTTACTTATTGAAATACTAACTACATTTTTAACCTGTAAATAAACTTCTTTAAATTTATTTTCTTCTGTTGTTGTAGTTAAATTTATTAGCACATAATAATCTGGAAATAAATTATCTAAATTATCTTTGATTGTTTTTGATAAATTTAAAATATTTTGAAAAGGATCGTTGTTAGCAATAATTCTACTTTTCATTAATGTATTTATATAAGTTTTATTTCCAGTTTTTCTTGTAAATTTTGCTTTGTTATCAGAAGGTAAATGTATCCTTCCTATTGAAAATGATGGAACAAAATAATTTGTACTTTCATAAATATCTTCATTTTCTATTATTTCAGAATATTTTTCACTATTTAAAAATGCAGTTCTTTCGTTTTCAACAAAAGTTTCTACATTAAAAAATCCATCTTTAGCTTCATTTTCATAAAATACTTTATTTATTAATGAATACATAGTAATTTTAGGAAGTTGATTTCCATATAAATAATCATTATCTTTTTTACTCAACATATTAATAGTTTGTCCAATATTACTATTAATCACACTGTAATCTGTTTCATTTAAATATTTGCAAAAAGAATTATAAATTTCTTTATTTCCTTCTTTTTTTATATATTCACTTTCCCAAAACATTTTATTATTATTATCCAAATCATAATTATATAAATTTAAAACTGTTCCTAATAAATTAAATGTAGTATTACAAGCATAATAAAACATATCAGTTCTATCACTTATTTTTAAAAATAATGGTAAAGATAAACATACTCCATATAACATTAAATTTAATTTTTCATTCTTTTTTAAATAAAAATCTCCATCATATTCATTTGTTTCAATTATGCTGTAATATGTTAATCTTAACAAAAAAACATTATATATTTGATAAGCTATATCTTTTTTATTATTTTTCCAAAAATCTTTTAATTCTGAATAATAATCTTTAACTAAATTTTTTATATAATCAGTATCTTTATTTAATTCATTGTAATATATTTCTTTTATTATTCTATTAACGAATCTTTCATCATTAAAAGTATTTATAAACATATTAAATAATAATTCAATTTTTTCTTCTATGATAGCAAATATTCTCTTATAATTTATTGTTTTGTTAATAAAAATTAAATTTTCTTTTGTTTTATATTCAAAAAAAACTTTATATGAAATTTGTCCTAATCTAATTAAATATTCTTCAAAAAATTTTCTAATTACTTTTAGCTCTGTTTCATTTTTTTGGTTATTTAACTTGTGATTAAACATTTCTAAAGATATTCTTCTAGCAACATCTTGAACAAAATAAACATTTATTTCTTCATCCGATTTTGTATTTTTTATAAAACTTTCATTATATTTTAGTTTATCGGTTAGCCAAATAGCTCCATCAAAAACATTCATAGGATTATAAAAAACCTTAAAATCATTTACTAATAATTGTTTAGGTAATTTTTCTCCAACTAAATAAAAATGTAAATCGCTTTGAAAATTTTTTACAGGCATTTTGCTTAAATTAATAGAATCGTTTATTGCATTATTTTTTAATTGTTTATTTCTTACATCATAAAGAATATTATTATAGTTAGTAAAAATAGTTGAATAAGAAGAAATTAAATCTAACCACCTAATATCTGGCGATGATTCTAATTTACTTTCTTTTATTATATTTTTTACAGCTTTTGATAAATTAGCAATAGATGGTACACATTTTTTTTCAAAAGAACTAAATAATCCCCATGAACCCTTAAATTCAAGAACATTTATATTTAAGTAATTATTTAAAGTTTCAAGATAAGAACCAGTAATATTATTAGTACTAGCTTTTCTTTGAAATAAAACATCTCCTAAATTATCATTGTTATTTATGAAAGCTTCTTGAGAAAATCTATAACCATTAATAGAAAAAACCATAGTTACAATTATTCCATGTTGATTTTCTAAACTATTAAAATTCATATTTATTATATTTCCAGAATGAAAATCAAATAATTGAATTAATGGATGATCTATTTCTAGTTTATGATTAATTATATTTTTATCAGAAATAGTTTTTAATTTTTGAACTATTGTTTTTTCTTCTTTTTCATCAAATAATAATTTAACAGAAAAATTAGTTTTACCTATTCCTAAAATAGATTTTTCTAATATACTACTTCCTTTTATTGGTATGTAAGCTATATTATTATTTGTTATTAATTCTATTTCTATTATATTAGAATTTGGTATTTTTATTTTTTCAGTTATTTCATCTAATTTTGTTGCTATTAATTCTTGGTTATCCAAATCTTCTTTTGAAATACCAATACCAGACATATTTTTTTCTTTTTCAGCATTATCAGATTGATTATCTGTTCTTATTTTTTTATTAATATCAACTTCTTCTTTTAGTCTAAAACTTTTAAATGCACTAGCTAAAATATTGTTTTTATAAATAGCATTTAATGAATTTGAATTATAATAGTTCAACGATATTCCAATAGAAGTATTTTTTAATTTTGAAACACAATTAGATATTTCTTCTTTTATAATGTCAAAATTAACTTGTTTTTTCCATTCTTCAAAAACTTTTAAATATTGCTCTAATTCTTTTTCATCAAATGAATTTTTATATAAACTTAAATTCATAGACACATCATAACCATCAGAAGTTTCTATTTTATTTTTAATTGACATATTTTCTAATACCATACACAAACAAGAGATATTTTTTCTTAGTGGACTTACTGAATTTATTTCACTATCTCCATTAATTTTTTTTATTAATTTGTCATTAAAAATAAGTCTTTCTTCAGTTAATGAATTTTTTAGAGAAGATGATATTTTATCCATTAAATAATCATTTTCTACTGGTAATACGCCTTGAGTTCTAAATAAAGAATAAATATATGCAAGTTCTGATAATTCATCAGTTTTTAAAACAAAATGAATATTGATAGTTTCAATATTACTTAAATTCATTTCTGACATAGTTTCACCAAAACCTCTGATAGAATCTAGTCCTTTTGTATATCTTGACGTATCAAAAATTATATTTCTAAAACCAGTTTTTGATAATGGTATTCCGTTAAATTTAACTAATTTTTCAAAAACTTTTTTTTCCACTTCTTTCACCTTCTCTTAAGTATTAATATATAATTAAAACATTTTAATTTATTTTGTTCAATTTAAACATAAAAATAAATTACGCTGCGGAATTTATTATTATTTGTAAAAAATAAAATAAATAGTAAAATATTATTAAATATTTTAAAAGGAGTGAAAAAATGGAAAGAATTATAGAAACTAATAAAACTTATCAACATTTTAAAGGAGAGTTATATAGAACAATAACTATAGCTGAACATTCTGAAACTGGAGAAAAATTAGTTATATATCAAGCCTTGTATGGTGATTATAAAATATATGCTAGACCATATGATATGTTTGCTTCTGAGGTTGATAAAGAAAAATATCCAAATGCAAAACAAAAATATAGATTTGAAATATTAAAGCTGGAAAATTAATTCCAGCTTTTTTCATTTAAAATGTATCTCTTATATTGGTATTAATTTGATATTGTCCCATTCTTCTTTGAATATTATTTCTTGAATTTAACCCTTGTTCGTGTTGATTTATTTGATCATTCATTTCTAAATGAACAACAGTTCTATTTCTATTTATTAAATTAAAGAATAATCCAAGAGTAATCAAAGCACCTCCAACAACTACACCAGTTTTGTGTTTTTCAGAAAAATCTTTTACCTTTTTTTGGAGTTTTGTTGCAGTATTTTTCATTTTATCAGTAACCTCTCCAATAGCATCTATTTTTTTAGCTTCAACTATTTCATCAGAGTTTTTTTCAACTGCATTCAATATTTTTTCTTTTATTTGTTGAGTATTTTTATTGACATCAGATAAATTAATGTTATTTATATTTTCTTGAACTTCTTCAATTTCTTCATTAAGATTCATTCCTTTTGTAACATTAATAGAAGTTTTTTCTATATTACTTTCTATTTGCTTTTCATTAATCTCCTGTACAGCTTCTTGAACTGAAAAGTTTTGTTTAGTAGTAGATATATCTTCTATTTTATCATTTAAAACTTCTTCAACTTCATCTTTTTTTATTTCATTGATTGTTGAAGCAATATTTTGTTTTTGTTTAACTTCATCATCTATTATATTTTTTATTTCATTTTGTTCGGAATAATCTTCGAATAGTTTTAATTGTTTGATAGATTTATTTTCTTCTTTTATTAATTTTTCAGAAGTATTTACATTTATTTCACTTTGATTGTTAATTTCTTTTTCAGAAAAATTTATTGAATTATCTTTTAATTCATTTTTAACAATATCACTTATATTATTTTTATCTTTTATAACTTCTTCTTTTTCATTAATAATTTCCCGTAATTGTTTTGGATTAACTTCAGATTCTGTTTTTGAAATTTTTTCATTTTGCATATCTGAAATAAAATTAGAATCTTTTTCTTGATTTGAGGAATCTATAATATTATTTTTTATTTTATTTTCATTTGTTTGAACTTCCTGTTCAATAACATCCTCAATAGTCTTTTCATTATTGTTAATTTCTTCTTGTTCTGGAACCTCTATATCTTTTATTTTATGTTTTTTACCAAAAACAAAATCAAAAGCACTTATTGCTTTTTCCGATAAAACAGAAGTTGTTTCAGATAAAAATTCAAATAAATTTTTTTCTCTTTTAAATTTATTAAATATTTCAGAAAAAGATTTTGAATCTTCTTTATCGTTAGAAAATTTATTAAATATATCTGCAATAACAACACCATTTAAATGTGAAAAATACCTTTGCATTTTTTTATAACTTTTCTGTTCAATAATTCCATTTTCTATTTTTACACCAAACCATTTAGAAACTCTATCAAGATTAAATTCATCTATACTAGAAATATTATCAATATCATCAAATATTTCATTAGAAAAAGTTCCCATTAACTTTAATAAATTTTTAACACTATTTTTTGCATTATTAACCAAAATATCATCAGAGCTATAAAGTTCTCTTTTAGATGTGAAAACTCTAAAATAGTCATTGATAAAATTAATTTTTTTCAAATCTTCTTCTGTTCTAGCTGAATAAATATTTGCAAAAGTACTTTTTAGTCCATTTAGTTCTTTTATATTAACAGTCGTCATCCCAACACTTTTTGCTAATGATTTATGGTATTCAATTAATGCTTCTGCACTATCTTGTCCATGTTTAGAAGAAATAGCCTTTTCTTGTAATTCTCCATAAAGATCATCTCCAGTTAAAACTTTTATCAAAGTCCTAAAATTATCAACTTCATCTTTTTTTAATTTCCCATCTTTATCATAAAAACTTCTAAAATCTTTTAGCCACCAATCTTTAGTTGAATCTTTAATATCACTTTTTTTAGTTATAAAATCTATTTGATTTTCTAAACTATCATCTAATACTAATTTTCTAACAAATTTAGATTGTTCAGTTAATTCTACATTGGTTATTCCAGTTTTTATATTATCAGTATAAGCTCTTAAATAAGTTGGAGTACCAAAATCTGAAAACATTATTTTTAAATTTTTATTATCTTTTTCTAATATTTCTTTAAAAACTTCATTAAACTTTTCTGGATTTGCAATTAAATTATTAACTAATTCTTGTTCATCATTTGATAACTTTGAAAATAAATTTGAACTTTTTATTGAATATAAAGTTTTTAAACTTTCTTCAACATTCATATTTCCTAATTTATTTTTTGAAATACTGTCCGAATGCTTATATAGATTGTACCAAAAACTATTTTTTACATTTACTTCTTTTCCTAAAGAATCACTATAAAACTTATAATATGTATTCATATGAACAGTTTTCTTTGCATCATCTAATTCATCAAGTAATTTATCTTCCCACATAGATAATGCATTATCATAAGTTTTAATTATTGGAAATAAAGTGTTTTTTAAATACTTTCTTTGTGTTTCAACAGAACTTGTTTTAAATTTAGAACCATAAATAATATCATCAAAAGTTTCTTGTAATAATTTATTTCCATTTTTATTTTTCATTTCATATTTTTTTATTTCTTCAAAAATATCTATATTTTTTCTTATGGCATTTAATAAATTATTATCTCTTTTTATTTCCTTTGCAATTTCATTTAATTGTAAATTTTTATTATTTCCAAACAAATCTAAACTTGATAATATGGCCGCATAAATTTTATCACCATCATAATCTCCATTCATAGCCTGCATAGTCATTCTTCCTATATTATAAGAAGTAATTCTATCAGAAATTCTTTCTAACTCACCATTTCCGAAAAGTGTTTGTAAATAAGGTACTTCTTGAATATCTTTATCACCAATAGATGAAATTCTTGAATATAAAATTGAAGTTTGATAAATAGTAGGGTTTCTTGCTAAAACACCATATGCTGTTTTTTTACCTTGATATTGAGTACCTTTTACTAATTTTTTAAAATAATTTTCATCTATTAAAGAAATTCCTATTACGTCATCTAATTCTTTTGAAACTTGTTTTTTAGATTGATTTATAAAATTAAAAATTTCTTCATTACCAGAGCCATTTTCTTTCATTCTTATAGCATTTTTTACTATTTCTTGAAATCTATCTTGTTCAATAATATTTCCATAAATTCTTTTATTCATATTATCTATTTTTTTAAATTCAGAAATTATGACATCTTTATTTCTAAAAACATTATTTTTATCAAAAAATAAATTAGTTTCACCTTCATCCATATTATAAAAATACCTAATAAAAGCATCTGATATTGCAGAACCCTCTGAAGGAGATATATTTAAAGAGTTTTTAAATCTAGCATCTAAACCATCTTCAAGAGAAGTAGTTATTGTAGTTGTGAATTTTTGGTTTCTTTTGTCTACTAGTTCTGGAAGCTTTGTAATTTCATTTTTCATTCTTCCATCTAATTGATTTAAAACTTTTCTAAAAGATTTTTCATTCATAAATTCATTTAAAAAACTATCAATATTTGAATTTATTTCATTATTTGAATTATTTACATAGCTAATAATATCATCTGGTAATTGTTGATAAATATATTTATCGACTCTTTTTTTTACTTCTGTTAATTTTTCTAAAAAACTAGTTACTCCATTATCTCCTCTATGTTTTGTTGATAATTCAAATTCTCTTTCATAACTAGAATAAAATTGAAAAGCATTTGGAAAAAACTCATAATCACCATTTAATTTCCAATCAAACATTTCTTGTATTTGTTTATTTATAACTATTTTTCCACTAGAAAGTCCGATACTTTGTGAAGGGCTAAGCGAATCTATAACAAAATTATCATCAAAAAACTTTTTAAATCCAAAATCATAATTATTTTTTACAACACTTGTTCTATTAGCTTCATTATATGATTTTACCTCTAAAAAAGATTTAATTGCTTCTCTTTCATTACCTTTAAATGTTTCTTTAAATGAATTTCTTAAATTGCTTCTATCTATTTTTATCTTTAATTTATTATCTTCATCAAAAAGTTTAGAAAAAATTTCTTTTCTATTTTTTATATATTCTATATCTTTTTTTGTTCTAGCATATCTACTTGCATTTATTAAACCATCATTAAAAACAATAGAACCTTCTTCCGTTAAAGAAACATTTCTCAAATCAAAAGCAATTACCTGTTTATCTCGATATTCACTAGCTGTTTTATATACTTCATTTCTTAAATTAAAATCACTATCTGTTAAATGTTTTAAAACTATATTTGAATTTCTTCCATAAATTTCATTTATTTCGTTTTGATTGATTTGATTTATATTGTATTTAGAAGTTTTAAGATTACTAGGATTTTGATTAGTCCTTAAAGTATCTAATATAGTAGCTCTTGTTTGTAATAAAAATCCAGAATTTTTTCCTTCTAAACTATCAGCATAATCATTAAAATCTACATTATCTATTTTATTTTTTAAACTTTTTAAATAACTATATTGTTGTTCTAAATCTTTTTTTTCAAAATCTTTTGTGCCTTTAATTTTAAATAAAATCTTTTGTGCTTCTTCATCTATTTTTTCTGATAATAAATAATTGAGTTTTTTATATGTTGGACTAAAAATATTAGATTTTCCATCTTCTATATTTTTTATTAAATTTCTATTTATTGAAGTTAATTCTTCATCATTTAATTTAAAATTAATTCCAGAAAAATGTTTATTAAAATAATCAACAGCTTCTGATTGTAATTTTTTTAATTGATAATCTAATAAATTATTAGAAATTTTCCCAAATGTTTTTTCAGATTCATCAGATAAAGATGAACCTATATCTTTTACTCTTCCTAAATAATCTATGTCATATTCACTAGAATAAACAATTAATGGTTTCTCATTACCAAAATTATTAAATTTTAAGACATTAGAAAATAAATATTCACCTTTTTCAAATTCAAAAATATTTGTTCCTTCATCTACTAATAAATAATTTTTATTTATTTCATTCATATCTAAAGTAAATGTACGATAATCTCTTAGAATATCAAGTGAAATTCCACCCTCATTTAATACTCTTTTATCTTTAACATCACTTAAAATATCTTGATATTGAGTAAATAAATTATTTTCTTTTATAGATTTATTAATTAATGCACTTTCAAAAAGTCTTAAATTTTGTTGAGATACTATACCTAAAAATGTATTTCCTATTTTTAAAGATTCTTCAGATTTCTGAGTAATACTATCAGACATACCATTTAAATTGTGCATTAATAAAAAAGTATATTCATTTTCAGCTATATCTGATAAAGTTCTAATTTCTGCACTATTACCATTAATTACAGAACCTTTTATTTTTGCATTAATATTTGGTAAGATTACAACAGATGAACCATAATTTTCTTTGCTTATATTCTTTTTTATATATTCAGTATGTGTATTATATAAAGTATCAAGCATATTTTCATTAAATATTTTTAAACTTCTTTCATCTGTTTCTATTCCTAGTTCTTTGGTATTTTGATAAAATCTATCAACTACAAATTTTTCAAATCCTACATTGAAGAAATCTCTTTCTTGTCCTCTATTTTCTAATTGTTTAAAGAATAAATCTTCAGCTTCTTCTACAAATTTGTTTCTAACTGAAATACTATTTCTGTTAAATTCATAATTGATTCCAAAAAATTCAGTTGGAGAAATAAAAACATCTTTATTGTCTTTAGTTCCAATAAAAATACTTTTTTTATTTAAAACTTCATTTTGAAGCCTTTTAAATCTAAAATCTCTTAATTTTGCAGGTGTTAAATTTTGAGGTTCATCAATTAATGGTGTATTTATAGCATTATTAACCATAGTATTCATTATTGCATTATAATAAAAACCAAAAAAACCTCTTTTTGCTTTACCACCTTTTGGGTTAGCAATACCATCTATTATTACATTTATATCGTTATCTAAATATTTACCACTAAATATACCTAATGCTGAATTAAAACCACTCTGAGTGCCTTTAACTGAATCTAGGTGCATTTTAGTACCTGCTCCACCAGTTACTATTTGCTTTACATTCATAGTTAAATTTCCAAATTTATCCATTTCTAAATCATCAACAAAAGCAAAGTTACCTTTAGATACTAATCCTTGTTTACCTATTATATTAGAATCTCCAATATTACCTTTTCCTTTTGTTAAATTTATGAAATTATCTTGTATGTAAGAGGTATATTCTTTTTTCAAATCAGACATAAATAAAGCTGTTTGTTCATAATCATCTTTTCCAATAACTTTGCCTCTTTCTTGAAAATTTTCTTTTATTTTATTTAATTTTTTCATAAAAGAGTTATCTTGGAAACCTTTTATTTTTTCATAATCTTCTCCAAATAATTGTTTTATTATATTACCTTCAATTGTACTTTCATTAAACATGTTCTCTTTATTATTTAAAAGTCTAAAATCAGATATAAATTCTTCTTTATTTAAATAAAAATCACCATCAAGTTTTTTAATTTTACTATAATCTATTTTATTAGCATTATAAGTTATTTTTCTAGTTTTATCTGGACTCATATTAAATTTAATCTTTGCTGTATCAAATAACATATCTGAGTCTTGATAAGATAATAAAGTATTAGCATGCGCTATTTTAATAATAGAAGATGTCTGACTAGAAAAATTATCTAAACCTCTATTATTTATTTTGTCAGAAACTACTGTTCCATTGATATTAGCAATATCATTCGCTATCAATCTACCTGCTCTTTTATAAGCATGTTCATTAGAAGAATATATTATTTCATTATTATGATAATTTAATAAAGGGACTGATGAAATTGTTTCTCCAAAAACTTTATTTATAGGTTTTTCTCCTATTTTGCTAAAACCACCAAAAACATCAATGCTTTGTTCTTTTCTTTGAGAATCTACATCTAAAAAAGACAATGGATTCCCTAAAGTAGAAAACATATTTATTTTACCAGCTGCATTAGAACTTTGCTTACCAACTCTATTTCCTAAAATAAAATTATCTCCATTTGCAATATAAAATAAAGTTAAGTTCTGATTAGTTGTACTTAACTGTTCTTTTATTAAATCTACTTGAGATTTTGATAAGTTTTTATTAGAAATTATATTTTTTAAATATTTTCTCGGATCTATTGTTTCTGGATTAAAATTTACACCAGAATACATAGACAATTCCTCTTTATCAATAAAATTTTTTAAAGTATCTTTAACTATTAAATCTGATAAATGAGTTACTCTGCTTTTTAATAAACTTAATTGTTCTTTTGTTTTTGTTAAATTATTAGGATCTAAATCCCACATATTTTTTATATTATTTAAAAAATCAGCAAAATCTCCACCAATAAATTTTCCATCCTCTACTTTCAAATTTAAATCATTTATATTTTCTCTCATTAAAGTAGTTACACCATATAATGGACTATATTGCGTTTGCATACTGTTCCTTATTTTTGTCAATTTTAATTCACTACTTAAAGCATTATAGTAATCAATAGAAGTATTTAAATTATATTGTTTATCTTTAAATTTCCCACCAATATTTTCTATTTCTTTCATAGAATAATAACCAAATGGACTCATATAACTTTGATTATTAACTTTCGAAACAGCCGCTGAAGTTTTTACAGTAATTTCATTTATTTGTCTTTTTTCAAACAATTTATTTATTTCAAATTTATCTTTTTCATCTTTATTAAATAATTGATAAAAACCAGGAGGTGAAGATTCATTACCTATTTTATATTTTTGAACTCCAAAATTATAATTATCTTTAGAATTTTTATTCATTATAGAAAATGTTTGTAAATTTCCATTTCTATCAATATCAAATATAAATGCACTATTCATCATATTTTTTTCAAAATCGCCATTAAATATAGGTGAAGCATTTTTTTTAAACCAATTATAATCATCTGAATTTAGATCATCTCTAAATAATATACTTTTTAATTCTTTATAATTTAAAGCTATTTTTGTGTTTTCATGTTTAAATGCGTTTGGAGTAGCATTTAAACTAAAATCTTGTATTTGAAAAGCACTAGAAATATTTGCTCTATAAGTATCATATAAATTCCAATTTTGATTAGAAAAAGCAATATTTATTCTAGATTTAGAATTTTCAATGTTTTCTAAATATTCTTTTTTAATGTTTGCACTAGTTAATTCCAAAGCTTTATTTTTCTTTTCTTCATTAAACAAATATCTATTTTTAATAATATTAGCTAATTCAGAAAAAGTAGTATTAGCTTCATATCCAGAAACAGTATCTGTGCCACCAGTTGTTTTTCCTAATACATTTGTATTTCCTATATTAATTGGATTTTGCCCATTACTAATAAATACATTTCTAAACATAGGTTTAACTGAAGAAATCATTGGTTCTCCAGTATTTATATTATACTTAACAGTAGATTCAGCTATATCGTAACTTCCGTTTTCTTTAGGAATAAAAGATAAAGTATATCCCAATTTATTTTCTATTTGGTTTTCTAAATTACTAATAATATTATTTAATTCAGAAACATTTTTTATAGTTTTTATACTATCTGAATTATTAGATTTTTTTAATTTTAATTTTGAAACTATATTATCTATATCATCAATAGTTAAATTTTTAAAATCTTTTTTTAAACCAGAATTATAAAAATCTGTCCAAGTTGGCAATTCAGCACCAGCAAATTCCATTTTTCTAAAATTTTTATAATAATTTATTTTATTAATAACATTTTCTATACTAGATACTTCATCAACATTATTCATATACATAATATAACCGTTAGTATTTTTATACAAAGAAGTAGATTTCAATGAAGAAGTTGGTTTTGCAAAACCTAAATTAAAAGTTATTTTAATTTTTTCTTTTTCATTTTTATTAAATGACATATTTTGATTAGTAATTAATCTTTGCAAAGAATAAATATTATATTCAGAAGTATTTCTTGCTAAATTTTTATATTTTTCAACTAATTCATTTGCTGTATTATAATAATTATTTTTTTTATCATGGAAAGAAACATATGTTTTTTTTATGTCATTTATTATATCTAAATTATTTATTGTATTATCAAAATTATAATAAACAGCTTGTCCATTTTCTCCAACAGTTAAATCTATATTAGCTGTTGAATTTATTGTATTATCTATTATTTGATTTGCTAGATTTTTTGTCATTATCTAAACTCCTTAGAATTGATTCATAAAAATTTGTCCACTTGGATAAATTGTACTAACAGTTTTTGATTGAACACCATATTGTTCAAACATTTTATTTCTTATATATCTTGATTCTTCATCAGAAGAAGAACCTACATAAGCGTTATATATTCCTTGTCTTTTTGCTTCTAATTTTGAATATTTATATCCTAAACTAAATTTGATTTTATTTTTTAATTGATCTTGATTACTAGTGTATTCTATACCTTTTGTATCTAAAGTTTTTGGAGGTTCAATTCTCCAATTTTCATACAATGTTTCGCCATTTATTGCTTGTTGTTGTCGATTCCAAATCATTTTTAAAACTGTTCTTAATCTTTCATTTCCAGTTTTTAAAATTAATTCTCTTTCTCTTTGATTTTTAACATTTAATAAATCTTTTAAAAATTTAGAATCCTGTTCATTAACCATTTTATTAACATTAGCTAAATATTCTTTACCAGTTAATTGATATATATTTTTTTTACCATTAAGTAATTTAAATTGTTCTACTCTATCTTGAACTTCTGTATCTCTTTTATAGTCAAGAGAAGTTGTTACGTTTCCAGTTATTGCATTTTTAAAATAATTTAATCTTCCTAAACTAATTAATCCTTTTAAATAATTAGTATCAGAATTTGATTGTTCAAAAGCGTTTTCTGTTTCTGATTGGAAAGTAGTACCAGAAATAACACTATTTGAAGGAATTGTAAAATATGGAGCAATGAATGATGAAACTGGACTATCCCAATCTCTAAAATAATTAGTTTGAACAGCTTCAACTCCCCATTCTTCATAGACTGTTTTTCTACCGAATAATTTTTCACTAGACATTGGAGAAGCTACACTTTGAAATGTTCTTCTTAAATTTTTAGATATAATATCACTAATTTTATATTTGTTTCTATATGGACTATTATCTAAATTTAGTCTATTAGAAACTAATTCACTATCTACTCTGAAAAAATCTCCTTCATCATCAATTCCGCCAGCGTAATTTGCACTTAATGCTATTGAAAAATTATAAGTTTTTCCAACAGAAAATGTTTCATCTAGATCTGACATTAATTTTGTAGCTTTAGTTCTACCATATCTTGAAGATAGTTTGTTAAAATCTTCTGTTACAGTATCTAATTTATATCTTTTATTGTCTGTACCTATAAATTCATATGGAGATAACTTTTCTTTAATAGTTATAGATATATCTTTTGTTTTTCTAACAGTTTCATTTTCAGTAGCATATTTTCTTGTTCCATACTCAGACGCATAACTTAAAGATTCATAATAATGAGCTTTTTCTTTCTCAGATAAATCTGTAATTTTATTAAGGACTCTTGTTTTCATTTCTTCAAATTCTTTAGATTTAGGAGCAATCATAGATAAAATTCTAAATCTATTTAAATTTTCATTACCATCTATATGATTAATAGTATTATTAAAATCTTCAGTAGGTCCTATATAAGTTCCAAAATTATATGTCATCATTGGATTTCTGCCTTGTTTAAAATAATTAGGCATCCAATAAGGTAAATTTTGTTTTAATGGATTAATAACTGTAGTTCCTAATGAATTATGTTCATCTATAAATCTACGAATAGGTTCTGTTAAATCAAAAGCACCACCAATATTATATTTGTTATATTCTGAAGCATAACTTATATCATCGCTAATACTAGCTAATGTAATTTTCTTTTCATAAGGATTTGTTTTTCCAAATAAAAATTCAGTAGCTTTTCCTAGAGCATAACCTTTCAATCCTGCAAATGTTTTTATGTCTTCTATTGCTCCAAATAATGACGGAATGATTCCGTGTATTCCTTCTGTTTTAGAAAATTCTAAATATCTAGGAGAAAACTCATCACTAGAATCATAAGAAGGATTTTTTATATAGTTATCTTTATATCTCCACTCATCTTCATTTATATATTGAGTTGGCTTAATTAATTGCCCTATTGTAGAAGACATAAAATCTCCAACAATTGGTATATCTTTAAATAATTGTTCAGTGACTGGATATAAAGCACCATATTTTTTATAAGCAATTCTTTCTTCTCTATAAGGATCTATTAAATACCAAGGGTATTTAGTTGGAAGAAAATCCTTTCTGAAGAATTTTTGCCATTTTCCAAGATAACCATTATTCATCGCTCTTACACCAGTAGTAGGATTCATTAATGTATAAAGTACATGTGGTCTATATTGGTCGAATTCTTCACCTTCAATAGATTGTCTACCAGCAGTAAACCAAAATCTATTTTTATTAACTCTTATTGCTTTTCCATTAAAAAATTGGTCCTTCATTTCTTCAGCATCTGTTGTTATATCTGGAATAAAAGGAAAAACACTAAGCATACCATTGGTTACATTATCTGCCCATCTTCCTATTGACGATATTCCAGTATAATTAAAAGCATATTGTAATCCAACTCTAGCTGTTGAATACAACATTGCTCCAGTAGCTATAGGTCCTTTCCCTATTAATGGTATTTGATCTGGTAATAAAGCATCAGTAAAAGAATTAATAGCTAATCCGCCTAAAACAAAACCAGACATAACTCCAAATCTTTTTAACAAAATATCTTTGGCTCTTTTTGTCCAATGAACTCCTCTTCCTAAACCATTACTAAATCTTTCAAATCCTAATTGTTCAAAAGAGTCTTCTAATGAGCTAAAAATTCCTCTAGAAAAATTATTCACATTAGTGTCAGTTTCAATAATACCATAACTTGTTTTGCTAAGTATAGTTTTTCCTTTAGCTATATTTTCTCTTATATGAACTATGTTTTTAATATTTTTTGCTCTTTTTATTTGTTTTTCTTCAGTATCACTAAAAAAGAATTCTTTCAAACTTTCAAGCATTCCAGATATTCCTTTATCAAATTCTATACCATTTCTTAAAATAACAGAGGAAGTTTGTTTTTTGTTTACATCATAAAAAGTTTGCTTGAATATTTCTACTTTTTTTTCTAAAGATAAATCATTAAATGTATTAACTGCAATTATATTTCTTGATTCTTCCGATAGTTTTTTAGCAACATTTAATTTTTTACTATCATTTTCAAAAATATTTCCCATTTTCTTTGACATATTATCAAAAAAATCATATTTTTTCAATATATCTTCCGAAGGTAAACCTATTTTGAAATTATCATCACTGTTTTCATATATACTATCTATTACTTCTGAATGTTTTTTTGCAACTTTATATAATCTATTAGCAAGATTAATTTCACTAAAATTTTTATAATTATTAGTTACTTTATTAGTAATTTCATTATTATTTAAAGTATCTACAATTTCATTATAAACAAATTCTTTTATATCATTGTTTTGATTAAAATTATATGTATCTCTAATTGATTGTTTTCTTGCATCCAAATAGTCTAGAATAAAATTTTTACCTCTAAGTATATTATTTTTATCTCTTAAAAACGCTTCATTATCACCGCCATAAGCTTCAATGAATGCTTGAGTATTTTTATTAACATAATCTTCCCAGTTTTCAAATAGTTTATTTGCTGTTTTGCTATTTATATTATTTATAAGTTCATTAGCTAATTCTTTTTTTGCATTTGATAAAAAATTAATTCCAAACTTTTTAATAATATCTATATCATCATCATCATTAAATAAATTTAATTTTTTACCTATTTCTTTAAATGTATTATTTGAAAAATCTATACTACCATCTGGATTTGTATTATTTAATATTTCTTTAAAAACACTTTTAGAAGCAGAAGTATTTATAATAGCTCTAAAATCTGGGATTAAATTTCCATCAAGCCCGTTTATATTTTCTTTTAAAAAACTAATTTTTTCATTTAGTGATACATTTGATTGATAAATTTTATTTAAATTACCAAATAACATTTGAGCATAATTTTGTTCTAATTTACCTTCATTAAATTTATTCTGAACTGCTTTTTGTAATGAAAAAAATAATTCATTAGATTGATCGTTTTTATTTAATATTTTTTTAAATGGTTCAATAAATGAAGAAGCTATATGTTCATTATTAATATTAGCATCCACAATATCTCTCATAAAAATACTAGCTTGTTCTTCTAATGCCATATTAGAGCTAACAATATCTTTTAAATTTATATTATTAGAAAATTTCTGATTAACTACTATTTTTCCTCTACTAGCTTTTTCTACTAATCCATGTAATAAAGTTTCATCTTCTTTATAACTTCCATCATAAGCAGAAATAAATTTATATGAATTATTGTTTTTATCATACCTTATAGGTAAAGGATTCCAATCACTATTTACAAAATCATGTATATTTTCTCTAATTGATTTTCTAAAAGATAAATTAGGATTTGTTGTTTTTTTATAATCTTTGTTCATGCTTATTTCTTCAGTAGCTACGTCTACTACCTTTTTTAAGTAATACTGTTTATAATTATTATCTTTTAAACTTGAAGTATAAAAGAATTGTTTTCTATTTAAAAAAACATCTTCAACTTTTCTTTTAATGTTACTATTGCTAGACATTTTTTCGAATATTTCAGTGGCACTATATTCAGAAAAACCTTTTGTTTCTTTAGAACCAAGTTTATCTAAATAACTAGCTGAAGCTATTTTTAAAGCATTAGTCAATTCAAAATTAAGCGTATCTCTTTTATCAGAATCAAATTCTATTATTTTACCAGGTAATTCAGTTGAACCATTTTCTATTAAATCAACAACTTTATCATATACATGAAAAGATTTTCCTTTTTCTGGGTTCATGTAATCAATATCTAATTCTTTATATTTATTTTTTAATATATTTCCAGCATGTCTAATAACTTCATTAGGTAAATCTTTTTTATCTTTTATATATTCAAAATCATATGTACCAAACTTAACACCATTAATTATAAAATTAGATAATTCATTTCCTTCTTCTCTACTAACTGACATTTTTTGAATATTATTGGTTATATATTGTTTTCTTCTTCTTTCGCTATCTATTAAAGACATTGGATTCCAAGTTTTTAAAGTAGCTTTTGAAAGTAAATTATTAACTTTATAATGAGCAGAAATAAAATTTTCAACTATTCCACCAAATCTATACGTTAATAAAGATAAATCACCCATTGTTTCATCAATAAGTTCTCCATTTTTATATTTAACAACGTCTGTTAATTTAAAATTTTTTAAAGCTTCAAAATTATTTATTCCAGTAATTTTATAAACTTCACCATATTGATTAGTATCTTCATTTAATACTTTATCAATTTCTACATTAAATAATTTATTTTTATTACTATTAGAATTTATTATATAATCCATAATACCAATATCAGTTAATTTATTTTCTTCTTTGATTAAATCTTTTGTTTTATCTAAAGTAAATTCTTTTCCAACATATTTTTCTAAATCAGCTATTTTAATAGAATCATTTTGATTATAAAATGAATTTATTACTTTTCTTAAATCGTCCTTTTTATCGTTACTATCTCCAGAATAAAAAGAATCTTCAGCCCATTTAAGAAATCTTTCTCCCAAATCATCAGCATTTTTATCTATGTTTGGATTTTCTAAATAAAAACCATCTAATAATGTATTATATGAAGATATATAATTGTTTCCGTCATTTAATATTTTACCTATATTAGCTGTTTTTTCTCCATTTTTATATATAGTATATTCTCCAAGAAAATCTTTAAAAAAACTTTGGTTATTTATTTTATTATATCTTTGAAATTCTTTTATTTGTTTTTGAGCTTCTTTTAATAATACTTCATTTTCTAAAACTTCTTTTGTTTCAAGTCCAATAAAATCTTTAGTAAATTGTTTTAAAAATTTACTATTTAATAAATTATCTGTAAAAGTTAATCCATTTTCCGTATCTATATCTAAATCTTTTAATGGATCTTTTTTTAATGTTTTTAAATAAACAGCTAATTCTGGATTTTCTTCTGATAATCTTCTAAATTTTCCAAAATTACTTTTTTCTACAACATCATCAAATATTCCCATTTTTTTTTCAATTATTTGAGAAAAACCAGAAGAGAAAGTTTCAAAAAGTGATTCTTGAAAAGACTTTGCGAATCCAAAAGCTCCATATAAAAAAGTAGAAAACAAACCAGATTCTGGATTTTCACTTTTAAAATTTTGAACTCTTTTCATTCCTCTATTAATAGTTCCATTAAATAAACTATCAGTAGTTCTGTTCCAAACTTCTGGAATAAAAATTTTCATTTTTTTTGTTACTTCATCAGCTTTATCTAATAAATTATATGTTTTATCATAAAAATCTTTATCTGTTAATAAACTTTTAAAACCTTTATAACCAGAAGTAATAGCTAATAAAGAACCTAATGCAACAAAATCATCTGAATATTTTTCTTGTTCATTTGTATTTAATAATGTAGCACTAGCAACAGCACCAAAAGCCATTAAATTTGAATAATCTTTTGTTAATTTTGTTTTTTTTAATGCTATTCCAGTTAAAGCATAAAAAACTCCCAATTTTGCAGTTTTCCATAATAGACTTTCTGATCTAACAGGAATAGCTTCAAAATTATTTTTTTGTTCTTCTTTTAATTCTGTTACTAGTTCTTCATTCATTATTCACTCCGTTAAAAACCTAATGTTTGTTTATAAAAATCATAATATTCTTTAGCTTCTTTTGAATGATTTATCAAATATTCATCATCAAAAGATTTTAATCCATTTATTTTTAAATCTTTAAAAAATGGTCTTCCAAATTTTCTAACTCCTAAATACATAATTTTTCTTAAATAACAATTAACTCCATTTTCTTTCATTATAAAATCAAATATTTTGTCAGCTAACTTCCTATTAATACCAGTTACATTTAATTCGCTATATAAAAAATCATGAACTACAGCTGCAATATCATATTTTCCATGTTTTGGTATTACTAAATGTAACATTTTTGGTATTGAAGCAAAATCAGTTACAAAACCTTTTGGTATTGTTATACACATTCTGTTTATTTGATATCTAAAATCTTCTAGTAATATATAGTTTTCATTAAATAATTTTTTTACTTTTAATTCATTTAACTGCATTAATTTATTCAACCTCTTTAAAGACTTCTAAGTTCATTTAAATTATCATTAAATATTTCTTCTTCTGTTTTAGTATAAGGATTTCCTTCAACTACAGGTTTAGTTATATTTAAAAATTTATTTGTTAATTCTTCTCCATAATTTTCAATTAGTGCTTTTTTGAAAGTTTCAAAAATATCTCTTTTATCAAATTCAAGTCCTTTCATACTAGATTCAAGTAAAAATAGCATAAGTAAATCTTTATTTGTTTTTTTACTTAATTCATCAAAGGTATAACCTTTTTTTAGCAAATTATAAAAAAAGAATCCAAGAAAAGTATTATTCAAAACTGAAAATTCATTTATTGATTTTTCAAATAGATATTTGTTTTCAACATTATTATTAAGAATAAAAAAATTAATTAGTTCTTTTAAAAAATCTTCATTGTTGTATAAAATTTCTCTTTCTTCTTTATTCAAATCTGTATACTTCTCCAAAAAACTTTTTTTATTTTTTAGATAAAATTCTTCATTTTTAACAAAGTCTAATATTTTTAAATCTATTATCTCTACGATTCTTTCTATACCTTTACATTCAATATAAATCTTCATTTTATACCTCTATTATTTGGAACTTTTTAGTTAAATCACTCATTACTTTTATAGTATGACACATTGCAATAGCTCTTCCAGCTGGTAATCTTTTTATTTCTTGATCTGTTATTTCTGGATAAAGAATACATTTTTTTAAAGTAAAATCAAGAAACTCATTTGGAAATTGTTGTTCATCTCCATAATTTGCTTTAAATTCTCTATATTCATCTTGATATAAAGGTTTAATAAAGTAAACATGTCCAGTAATACCAGTTTGAATTTCATCAAAAGAAGCTTCCATTACAAATGCAACTAATGATGGATTTTTCATTTTTAATTCAAGATATTTATCATTATCTATATCAGTAAAGCCTTTTGATCTATAAATAGTAAGTGCATTTGTTAAAAAATCTCTTTTCTTTTCATCTTTTAGAAAATCCTCTTTAAATGATAAAAAATCTGTTGATAAATAAAAATTTTCTTCAACTTCTTTTTTTAATCTTAAAACATCATCAGTTTCTTTTTTATCTTTAATTTCATTATTTGTGTTTTTAAATCTATTTTTTTTCTTTTTCTTTTTAAAATTATTATTTTTAAT